TCCACCAAGTCCACCCATTTTAGCTATCTTACCTAAGATATTATCCAGTCGGGTCATCATAGGCTCAAGCTTTTCTTTAGTAAAGATATAATGTAGTGCTTCAAGATTACCACGACCAAAGCCTTCACCATCAGTCATACCTAATAGTGGTTTTGGTACTTCAAGCATCATAAGCACATCGTTCATAGCCATTTCTCTAGTTACCTTCTGGTCTACGTCTTTAAGAGTAGCACCAACAGCCTTAAAGTCAGCTTCACCACCACGAATGAATGCAGTTTTACCAGCATTTTCAGGTCCTTCATAACCTTCTCGCCATTGTTGCGTAAATTGCTTAAACGCTTCCGGCGTCATAGTAGGTAAAGATACGATACCACTAGGGCTTGCGTTATTGCGCATATAGTTAAGCGTAAATGTAGCAGTAGTTATCTCGGTATCGACATACACACTAGCTCGTTCAAGTACAGACATACCTCGCCATTCATTAAATGGGTTAGGCCGCATATCATGTATTACCTCTTCTAATTCAAGTGGTACTTTGTCTCCATTGGCTTTATGTAACACATAGCCAATAAGCTCACCATTATACATTTTCAGCTCAACCTGAGCAGGGTTAAGCAGATATACTTCTTTTACTTTATTAGTCATCTCGCCGCGAGCAAAATACCAAAAAGTCTCACCATAGATTTCATACAGCATAGCCCACAAATAGATAAAGTCAGAGCGTGTTAATCGTGGGTTAGGTTGTGCGAAGAAATTTAACAAAGGGTGCTGTGAGTAAGCCTCACCATTCTTTTTAGCTATTAGAGGCTCGTATACAGACATAGATTGACCTATTTTATCAATCGCTTTATACGTTATACCTTTTACTTGTCGTTGCGGATTAAATTCACTTCCACCCCAATAATTGCGAGTTACCGCACCAATCGAGTTTCCAAGCTCTTTAGTTATTAGTACGCTATATGCCTTTTTCGCTCTATTAAGTAGCCCCATATTTGTTCCCGGATTATGCGCTCTAAGGCGTCTACGCTTATTATACCACTACATGAAGATATCGTCGACTGTAATTAAATTCGGTGAATAGAAGCATAATATTGTTGCATCCGCTTTGTCTGGCGAACGATTACCACGCTTTTTATAGACATCTTTGCTTTCTACTCCACGACGACCTTTAGTATCCATAACCCATTGACGAGTTGTTAGTTCCATCAATAAATCACTATCATTAGACATACCAACTGTATCAATGATGCTTTTCAAGTAAAACCACGCCTCGCTAATCAAATTAGGATATTTATCTGGGTCTGTTGCTTTTGCGCCAAAATTAATTGGTACAACATTAAATCCTTTACTTTCCATGACATCTGTAACACCACCACCGACGCCAGTATCGTCTATTTTTAGTGGTATGTTTTTGTCACCATCAACGAAATCTATAAGTTGGTCACTAATCTGTACTGTACTTAGTTTTGTGTATGTGCGCCTATCAATCTCCTTTAGGCCTTTACGCTTAACGAATTCTGTTCTGTCATCACCGTATCTGGCAACGTCAACTCAAACTTCTATCGCTCCGATAGGTTCGATATCTCGTTCCATTGCTGCTAAAACCTTAGAGCGGTCCATTATCGATTTCTCACCTTGAGTGATTGGTTCACCTAACCATTTATGTGCATATGCATCTGGGTCGTGCTCTTTGTCCCATTCCATTTCTTGCCTTAGAACGTCAGGAAACACATTTGCACGGATAGCAGTATCATAATTTACTTTTCTACTGTATGTGTTTGGTGGTGCGTTCACGACGTACTTCATATACACTGGGTCTTGTTCGTACAACCTGTTAAATGTAAAAATAAGTTGTGAGCCCGATTTACGTATCGTCGGAGATAGAATGTCTAGGCTTTCTTGAGAAACACTTTGTGCTTCTTCTACCCATACAATATCTATTCCTTCCAGAGATTTAACACTTTGAGCAGTACCTTTTTTTAATCCTTTAAATATAAACTTTGTACCGGTAACAATATTTGTGATATCAGTTTTTGTATAAACATAGTCATCAAAACCGTACAAGTTTATCAAGTCAATCAACAATTGGTATGAGCTATCATCGATTGAGTTCTGAAATTCACGTGCACAAAGAATACGTTTAGTTTCTTTTCGACCACGCAACAATAAAGCTCGAGCAACAGAATGTGATTTAGTCGAACCTCGTCCACCATAATACGCTAGTACACGCCATTCTGGGTTAAAGAGTTCTTTGAACTCAATTGGAATCTGTACTTTTATCTTTTCCTGATTCATCGCCGACGAACTCCACTAGCGCTGTTTTAATCTTTTCACCGCCTGTTGTGATATCGGTTTCTGTCTTATCTTTCCAACCGTAGTTATTCTTTAGGTTAAATATTGTACCAGTAGGATTACTTCCATACAATCTTTGCTCAGCAAAATCTTCTATTTTTGTCTTAGCCCTTTTTATAGTGTCAAAAAACTCGTCTCTTGCCTCATAATTAACGAGTGTACTTCGATTAGTTCCTAATGCTAACGCTAATCCCGTAACGGTATACGGTATCTGCTCTGTATATACTTTATGAGTTACTTCGATAAGATAATTAAGACCATTTTTATCTTTCTTAAGCTTACCCTGTGAATCTCTTGCCTGTACCCATTCTGTAACATCTTCTACATGTGAATCACAACTACTAAAATATGCATCTATCTGTTTTTGTAATTCTTCCACATTTGTAAATTTTAGTGGTCTTCCGCCTGGGTGTTTTGATTGATTATTATCTATCATCATAGTTTCCTATACTTATTATAACATTAATCAAGTTGTTTGTACTCCCATGCACCATCTCTCTTGTAATATTCAACATTACACGTAGACATATCACTCACTCGTATCGTACCAGATTTTATAATATGTCCGATTTGAATATCCATATCCACGTATTTAGCTCCGAGTATAGTATGACCCCAGTTGACATCAGGTCCCCATGGTTGGCCACTCCAAGTAGCTTCACCCTCTAGCCACTTATTTCTTGGCGCCAGTAAACAATAAAAGCCAGTAGCCATTACTCTTTGTAATCCTTTTAGCCTATAATCTAAGCTTTTAAAACTATTAATTCTAAATTCAACCCAAGCTCCTAAACAATACAGTCCGTGCCTTCCTACTTGTATACCAGATATATATGCTACCGTATTTACATCTACTTTATCTAAGTCAGCAATAAGTCTTTCTAGCGTATCTTCGGGGTAATCTCCGTCTTGCTCAACTTGCCAAATATAATCATACTCAGGATATGCTTTTACAATCTCTCGTAGCTTTTTATGGTTTTCAGCTATTCTGATACGTCGTTCTTCAAGAGTTTTAGCAGGATTTTTATCGACGAGAAAAATAACTCTATCAGGTTGTCGAGTCTGTTTCAGTATCTGCTTATCTATATTTTCTCTATCCTCAACTTGAGCTATGCACAATACTTTCATTTTCAAGCCTTTCGTTCATAGCATTAATTCCAATAGCAGTTGCCGGCCTAGCCTCATTACCAGCGTATACACTATTTACAGCTCCACACACAGGACAATCCTGCCAGCGTAAATCTAAGCTACTCTTACAATCATATGCAACTAACATTCCACACATCTTAGATAAGCAAGCAGTTACTTTATCCACCATGTACAATGCTCCTAATAGCTTCTTCATATTTTGGCAGTAACGTAGTCCAACTAATACTGTCAGCTATTTCATTAGCTATCTTACTTTGTTCTTCTATATTAGCAGCGACCCAATCTATTCTCTTTAATAGTGCGTCAAAGTCCACAGTGTAAACATCTACCCTCCCACGAGGTTCAAACCAATCAGTAACCGTGGCTGGCACTAACCATTCTTTTGGCAGCAAATTATTATTAGGTGATATATCAGGCATGATAACAGGAAGACCATGAGATAACGCTTCATTTAGCGGTAAACAGTTCCCACCGTACTTTCTCGGTAGCACAAATATATCACCATATGAATACATAGTAGTAAAATCTCTTATTCCAGTAAATACTTTACTTCTGCTATATCTATTCCGTATCTGCCTCGCGAAACCTTCATCTTGAGTAATTACAGTTCCATTGGGTACAGCGTAAATCTAAGCTACTCT